TCCACAGCGTCACGCTCCCGCAGCTTTGCTTCCAATTGTTGAACACGCGCTTCGGATTGACCCACAGCCTTGCGGGTGTAGTCTTCCATGTCGAGTTCGGGAATTGGCAAGTCCGGCTTGACCTTTTTGGTCATGCGGAGAAAGTCTTTGCGAGTCTCAGGATTTTCAGCCAGCATCTGGGACAGAGCGGCTAACTCATCACGAGCCTCAAGAGAAATGTTTTCAAGCGACATATTTTTACCCTCTATTTGTTTAGATTACGCGCTTGCCGTCAGCAGGCTTTTGTACAGCCATGCCCATTTTTCCACCCAGCTTGGACGGGTTGGACAGACCGCCGAGTTGAGAAAAACGGGGCGTGTTGGTTATAACGCCATTTTGCTGGTTGTTGTCAGTGGGTTTGCGAGGAGCCGCTGCGCCACGTGGTTTGAATAGTTCCATGATATTTCCTTACATAGGTGGGAGAGAAGGGGGTGGCATACCGCCGCCAGGTGGGGGCGGCATACCTGGGATTGGCGCAGCAGACATAGCTTTCATCTCAGGCGTTGCGCCACCAGCCTGTGGAAGAGTTTGAAGCATCTGCAAAATTTCAGATTGCTGCAATTCGTTGGTTCTATTCTTACGCGACCCCATCAAGCCCGACAGTTGCCGGATAGCAGCTAAGGCTTTTTGGCCTTCTGGGGACTCTGACCCAAGGGCGGGCAATGACTGTTCCAACAAGTCTACTGCCATCCCAATGTTAATCATTGCGCCTTCCTTGCTGCCCATCTTTGGCTCTGGGGTAGACATAGGCGCAGACATAGGCGGGGTTTCTGGGTCTGACATTGACCCCATAGGAATCTCTTCAGTGCCGGAAGCAGGGGGAGGGGTAGGCATAGAAGCGCCAGCAGAACGACTGCCTCGCATTAGCTCTCTCAACTTCTCTTCTGGCACACTCATAACTAACTCCTTTGGTCGCGTTTGTACCATATACAAACGGTTTGTCAACAGTGGCGGTTATTTAGCATCCAACCGCCAATGATGTGCTGCTTTAGGCAACCAGAGGTTTCCCTCTAATTACTTGCAAGACTTACGACCTTTACGATTTTTACGCACAATGCGCTCCTTCATGAAGGCGGCCACTTACTTTACAGGGGAAGCAGCCATACCCTTTCTTGGCCCTTGCGGGCAATTCTTACCGACGAGTCTTACGACCGCGCTTTGCCATTTTGTACATCATAAAAAGCTCCTGTTAATTAACGGCGGGTGTAATCACGTTGACTACGCCCTGTGTAGTTTTTAATCCCTTCCTGACGATATGTCAAGGACGGTGGTGCTTCTTTTCTTTGCAAAGAAGATGTATCGACACGGGGTTGGTCAGCTTTGGGCTGAGTCATTCCTGCGCCGGATGAACCTGGTTCTTTTTCCATCATTACTCCTTGGGTTGTGGGCCTGGGGACTTGGGTGGAGCGGCAGCAGCTTGTTCAGCCTGCGCCTTCTCCAATTTCTTGAGTCTGTCTACGAGCAATTGTTTCATGGGCGGCTCTAGCAAGTCAAGCAAGGATTCCTTGTCGATTGCTCCCGCTTTGAACAAGTTGAATGCCAGTTGCCGCAAGTCCTCTGTAAAAATGGGACTGTTGCTGTGTGCATCCACCTTGACCACAAAATCTTCTGTGAACTGTTCGGCAATGAACGGTACGCCTTGCGTATCTTTGAAGTGCGTATCGTCATAGGCTTGCATACACTTGAGATACAGCGTAGCCAATTTTTCTAGGCTGTCCTCAATAACCAGCGCACGTTTTTTAGCGCGGCTGCTACCCATGCGGGCAAGCTGGCTGGCGTGACCAGAAGAGCGGACACCAGCCTCACCCTTGCCTTGCAGCACGTTACCAATGCCGGACACTTCTTCAAACATTTGGTCTATCTTGTCTATTTCTCTAAACAAATCTGGCGGGATAGCAGGAGCCAGCTTTTCAACCTTGGCGTTGGGCATGTCGGTTGCCAGCAAACCACCAGCGCGGTTGAGAGCAAAGTTCTTCTCATCCAAGATGCCCGTAAAACCTATCAGTGCCGTGGGCGGCGAAACTTGTTTGCTTAGTAGGTCAAGAATTTCAGTCAGACGTTTTGTTCGCAGTTGCTGAAGGTAAATCATCCGCGATACTTCTGACTGACCCCAGTAGTAGTCATACAGCGGGTTGGGGCAGACTTGAATAAATGGCAGTTCGCCTTTCAAGAATACTTGCTCACCTGGGCGGTCATAAATGATGATGTCGGGGTCAGCGCGGGTAACGACTTGGTAGTCACCAATGTCATCGTTCCACACCCACAACTCAATCATCTCCACGGTCTCTTCCGACACGGTGGCTTTGTATCTGTTGCTGCCAGCAAGGTCGAGGTTGACGTTGCCGTACAAGGTTGGGTTGGACGCAGACATGATGATGCGCTCTACCCCATTGGCTATTTCTGTGCGCTCATGCTGTGTGGAATTTACGCGCTTGACGATGGCATCACGTTGAGGGTGAGCATACAAGCGGGCGTACAGTTCAGACCTAGTGATGTAGTAGCTTTGAACAATAGCTTCTTGCCTGTCTGTGTACGGAGTGTCTTCTCGCAACACACCCATACTTCCAGGCTCCACCATGTAAGGGTGGATGCCGTTGTTCATAATAATTTTGACAAAGGTCGAGGAGTAGGCCAGCGACCAAGAGACTGCCTGCGAGAACACCTGGTCAGCATTGCTGTTGAGCCACTCATCGTTGAGTGCGCGAGTCAGCGTTGGAATCTTGCGGTGTTCCATATCATTAACCGCCGCACCCAGGTTGATAGAGAAGCGGGTTGTCTCTGCTGAATACAGAAACGAGGTTAGCTGGTCAATGTGCGGATGAATTTTGTTGAAGATGGCGGGCGTTTGGTCAGGCCCGTTCCCAAAGAGATACCAGCTTCGCAGGGTAGCGTAGTCGGGGCGGCGCTCTTCCCTTGATACCAGACACTTTTGTATCAAATCAAGGTAGAACAATTCCCTCTGTACTGTCTCTTTTGGGATTCTCATGGTTTAGGAACCGAAAGGTTTTCGTGGTCTGCATAATAACTTGCTGGCTTCGGCCCTGTCAAATTGCCTGCTTCACGGGGGTTGATGCCCACAGATTCGCCTGCCACCGACTTGAATTGCCCACCAAGAACTGACTTCATGTTGATGTTCCCGCCGTTACCCCAGATAGCAGCATCACCAGCCCGTCCTTCCTTCTGTTTTTGGCTTTCATTCTGGGTTTCAAAGTGCTCACTAGCGGCTGTAGCCTCTGCATATTGCTTGTCAGTGAGCTTGTTGTTCCGTTTTAGATAGCCAGTTTGGTGTTCGCCCTCTTTAGTGGACTTGATGTCCGTCATTTGGAAGTCTTTTGCCAATCCCTCCAGAGTTTTGTCAGTTTTGGCAGTTTTTGCTGACTTCACCCCCACTGGCTTGAGGTGAATAATGGAAAGGGTGGCTTTGCAGTGTTTCATGGGGCACTCAGGCTCCCATGCCTCAAATACACCGTGTGATTCGCAGTAATAGTCTCTCAAAATAGCCATAGTTACCCTCTAAGTGCTTCCTGTAGGTCAATTTCACTGTAATCATGGCGGTTGACCATTCCAACCTTGATTTTTATGCCATCTGGCGTAACTTTTAGCCCCATTCCAGCCATCATGGCGGGTTGTGGTTCCCGTCTGTACTCCACAAAACGGGGGTTGTCTTTGCGGCGCATGACCTTCACGTTGCCTTCTTTCCACTGCTGGTAGGCCTTGCTGACCCGCAATTGCATTATTTCGGTCTGTGGGTAAATCCTGTGGACAAATACATCGTAGAACTGCTGCTTACTTATGCCCGCAAGCTCACAAAACAAGGCTATAGAGATGCCTCTGTCCTGGTCTTTTATGAACCTTTTCATCTGTCGAAACAGTTCTTGCTTGGTCAAGGCCTTCATGAGCCGTACATTCCTATCTTCTTGAGGTAGTTGCTGACGTTGGTGGCTGTGGATAACTCTTCTGCTGACCGAATTTCCTTCATGGCACTTACCTCACGGGTGAGTTTGGCAGCTATCAGGCGGGGCTGGACTTGTTCTGCGTAAGCTACGCAGGCCAGCGCGGAGGCTATCACCCTGTCATCCTTGGCTCTGCCAGGTGCGCCTATGAATCCGTTCTCGCGCACGATGGTCTTCATCTCTTCCAGCAAGTCCATGCTGAACACGTTCATCATCCCGCGCTCAAAGTAGTCCTTGTAGTACGCCAGCATACGCTCTTTGCTGTTGGCAGTGGTCAAGTACCCCATGCTGTTGCCAGGGCCAGTTAGGCTGTCATTCCTGCGCCAGAGATAGTTCTGCATGTTGCCTAGTACGTCCATCAAATCTTTGCCCATGATGTTGCCCATGCTGGCTGCTGTCCGGCGCAAATTTCTAATTTCGTTGATGACCGCCTGCCCAGGGCCGTTGACCTCCAAGTTGAGGGTAGAGTTTTTGTAGGCTCCGGCAAGGTGAGAAATCACCCAAGCAAACTGGTAGGTGTTCATCTCGCTGGTAGCAAACTCAGCCACCTGGTCTAGCCCGTTGGCATACACCCTATAGACTTGGATGCAGAACCTGTCTGCCCAGTCAGAGGAGCCGTAGGCAGGGTCAGCACCGATGACATAGTAGGCAGCATCGTTAGGCTCTTCCCAGACCCGCAGCGTGCCCAGCCGTTCTGTTGAGCGCATGACCTCTGTGTCTTGAAAGCTCTGCCCAAAAATGTAGCGGTAGCAGTCAGGCAGATTCTTCTTGGCTTCCTTGGCAGCGTCAGTACAGCGGCTGCTGGAGAAGAAGCTAGTGCCCGTCATCACAAAAGCGTAGTCCTCTGTGGGTGGAAACTCTTGGTACATCAGGGATTCATCCTTAATACCTTCCAGCA